GTTACTATACAGTCACCTATGCCAGCCCCTTCGCTGGTGCAACCAGCGTGTATGACAACACCAATGGTCCTGCCTATCAGGACAGCCAGCGCAGCTATGGATTCTGGTTCGTGCCTCCCAATCTCGAGAATGAGGTGGTGTGCGCGTTCATCAATGGCGACCCGTCCAGAGGCATATGGTTTGGCTGCCTCTATCAGCAGTTCATGGATCACATGGTGCCAGGCATCCCTGGTGATCCTGCCAGCAATGGCATACCCGTGGGCGAATACAACAAGCTCAACACTGGCATCAATGTCAGCAATCCCACTCGCCCTATATACGCTCCATTGGCTGACCAATTGGCCATCGAAGGGTTGGACAAGGATGCAGCACGCGGCATAACCACCAGTGGCGCACGACGCGAGGATCCACCAAATTCAGTTTATGGCATACTGAGTCCTGGTGGTCAGCAATTTGTCATGGACGATGCGCCAGGAGCCAAGTTCATAAGGCTGCGCACGCAGCTGGGCACGCAGGTTTTGATTGATGACAGCGAAGGATTCGTGTACATCAACAGCAGGGACGGAGCCAGCTGGGTTGAGTTGGGCACCAATGGCGAGATCAACATCTACGGCCTGGGCGACATCAGCATACGGTCTCAGGGCACTCTGAATCTGCGTGCAGACAATGACATACGCATGGAAGCTGGTCGCAGCGTATTCATCAAGGCACGCGGTGAGACTGGTAACAATGTCACTGGCACGCCCTCGGCGGCTAATCCTGGTTCTGGTCAGATACTCAAGGCAACCACCACCAACACGGCCCAGACTCCCACCATCACTCCAGACATGACCAGTGCGACCATCATCGTGGCCACCAATGCCATCACTGGGACATTCGTGCCAGGCATGAGCATCACTGGCATACCTTTCGACAATCCACAGACCAGCACACCGCCCCAGCCGCCAAACACAGTGAACAGCGGCAACACCAGCAGTGGCTCCGCCACACCCATGCCAGGCAGCGGCAATCCAGTGGTCACCGTGGGTGACCAGAGTGCACTGGCCGTGGGTCAGAGCCTCGGACAGTCGCGTGCGGGAGTGTATGCCGACGGCAATGTAGCCACCACTGCCAATCAGCTGCTGCAGAACATACAGACCAACCCTGCCACGCAGAATGCTGCGCATGCAGTGGTCAGCATGACCGGCATCACGGGCGACAGCGGTGCTGGCGTGGCAGGACAGCTCACAGCCGACTTGCAGAACATACGCAGCAATCTCAATGCCAGCGGTTACACATGGCTGTTGCCCAGCGATGATGCTGCGCGTGCTGCTGTGTATGGCGTGGCCACGGCCAATGGCGATGCGGTCATACCACATGACTTTGGACAGACGCCCGGACAGCCCCCAAACACCTCTGCCATAGCCAACAATATCAATCAGAACATAGGCGCGACTCCCGCTCCGGTCATCGTGCCCAACACCACCAGCACTGCTGGCACGCAGGCGCCACCTGTGCCAGCCGTGACCGTGGCCACCGTGGGCAATGATGGCAACCTTACCATGATAAACGTCACGTTCAGCACCGGTAACACGGCCAATGCCAGCAATGTGAATGTGATCACTGGCACGTTGCAGAATGAGACCACGAACAACAACGTCACGGTGACCAACAACAATGTCAGCGACAGTGGTATGGTCATGATCAATGCCTACAAGGACATGCACCTAACCACGGGCAGGGACATGTATCAGCACAGTGACGGATTGACATCGCGCAGTGCCACCAAGAACTTGTTTGATACCGCAGGCGGCAGCTGGGATCAATCTGCCGGTGGCTATCTCACGGTGGAGAGCAATGGTCTGCTGAGCCTAGGATCCAGCAACAATATAGCCATGGGTGCTGTGCGCATCGATCTCAATGGTCCCACACCGTCTGCAGCCAAATCTGCTCCCCCGGCCCTCACTCCCATAGACACGCAGCTCAAGGACAATCAGGTGCTTGGTCCAGCACAGTTCCGTTTCACGCTGCTCAACACCATCGTGAGTGTGTTGCCCACACATGAACCCTATGACGGGCACGCGGCCACCACCCAAGGTCTCAACGGACATGTGGAGAGTGGACCTGCCATAGATGGCAGCAATGGTGAACCACTCAAGGATGGAGCCGTGACCAGCGGACAGGCCAAACCCTTGGACATACAGGGCAGTCCTGCAGCAGGTGGACAGCCAGGCAAGTACAGCGGTCAGACCTATGACAGCAAGGGCCAGCCGCAGTATAAGTTTGACAGCGCGACCACAGCACTGTCTCCCATAGGTAGCTTCCACATCAGCCAGGCTGGTGCTGAGTTCATAGGACAGAAAGAAGGCAAGAAATCCACGGTGTACCCCGATGCCGTGAAATTGCCCACCATTGGCATAGGTCATCTGTTGTTGCCAGATGAGAATGCCGGCAACTATGTGACCATCAACGGCGTCAAGAGACCTCTGACCAGCCCGCTCAGCACGCAGGAGATCTATGACCTGTTCAAGCAGGATATCGTGAAATACGAGAACATCGTCAAGAAAGAAGTCACGGTCAATGTCACCCAGACACAGTTTGACATGCTGTGCAGCCTCTGCTACAACTGCGGCAATGTCAAACGCGTGGCAGCCGTGCTCAACACTGGCAACTACAACTGCAGCGAACCATGGATGAGCTACAGCTATGCGCGCGGTGGCGTGTTCCTGCAGTCATTGAACAACAGAAGGCGCGAGGAGTACACCAATTTCAGCACTGGTAATCCAATACAGTCGCCCAGCAGTTAATGCCCAAAGTCCACTGATTTTACCGCCATAAATACAGCTACCGCCGACACGCGCAAGGTAAAAGCATGGCCGTAGTTGCTCAGACGCAGAAAAAGATATTCGTTGGTTTCAGCACCATAGAGACCAACAGCAAGAATCAGCAGTTTGCTGACATAGCATTGATCAAGCGCGATTTGCTGAATCAGCTCAACACGCTGCCAGACGAGCGAGTCATGATGCCTGGTTGGGGTTGCGGTGTTTGGAATCTGCTGTTTGAGCAATTTGATGAGGCCACTGTTGACAGTGTCAGGTCAGAAGTAACCAAGACCATTAACAGCGATCCTCGCGTGACGCTGCAGAGCATCGATGTGCAACAATACAACCAAGGATTGGTGGTTCAAGTCACCTTGGTATATCAACCCTATGGCGTCATAGACACGTTCAGCGTCCAATTTGACCAACGTGCTGTGGCCATGTCATGATGAGAGAGTAATATGGCAGTCAGTCAGCAACAACGTCAGAAGCAGCTGTTCGCAGCTGAGGACTGGCAGGTAATATACCAAGCCTTCACCCAAGTAAACTTCAATGCCTATGACTTCCCCACCATACGCAATGCCATGGTGGAATACATTCGCCTCAACTATCCAGAGGATTTCAATGACTGGACCGAATCAAGCGAATTCGTGGCCATAATCGATCTGCTGGCCTATCTGGGACAGAGCTTGGCCATGCGCATGGATCTCAACACGCGCGAGAACTTCCTCGACACTGCGCAGCGTCGCGAGAGCATCTTCCGGTTGGCTCGCATGCTGAACTATCAACCGCAGCGCAGCATACCGGCCACAGGACTGCTGAAGATCAGCCAGATTCTGACCAACGAGCCTGTCTACGATGCAAATGGACTCAATCTGCAGAACGTACCCATAAACTGGAACGACCAGAACAATCCAGACTGGCAGGAGCAGTTCACTCTGGTCTTGAACGCATCACTAGACAGCACCAACTATTTCGGCAATCCAGTCAAGAGTGGCACGGTCAACGGCATACCCACTGCGCTGTATGCGCTGAACAACACAGCCATTCCCACCAGCGTGATACCGTTCAGCGCCACGGTTGCTGGCGTGAACACCAGCTTCGAGTTGGCTAACCCTGATTTCGTCACAGAGAATACAGGTAATGCCACGGTGCTGGGCAGCACTGGCAATTTCTACGAACGCGATCCCAATCCAATCAACAGCTGGTACATCATCTATCAGAATGATGGCAATGGATACAACAGCCCCAACACTGGTTTCTTCCTCTACTTCAAACAGGGAACCATGGGTTATGCTGACTATCTGCTGGATCTGGCAGTGACCAATAGGGTCATCGATGTCAATGCTGACGGTGTGAACCAGATCGACGTGTGGGTGCAGAACATCAACACCAGTGGCTTGGTCACCAACACTTGGACGCAGGTGCCAAACGTCAATGGATTCAACGTGATCTACAACAGTGTTGACAAGGGCATCCGAGATATCTACAGCGTGATAACCAGGGACAACAACGGTGCGGATGCCATCAGCCTGCGTTTCGCAGACGGCAACTTTGGCAACGTGCCCAGCGGATTGCTCAGGGTTTGGTATAGGATCAGCAATGGCCTGACCTATCAGATTCGGCCAAACGATATGACCAATCTCAAATTCAACTTCCTCTACAATGACAATCTCAACAACATATGGAGCTTGGCGTTCAACAGCAATCTGCAATACACAGTGGCCAATGCACAGGCCAGCCAGACCAATCAGCAGATCACTCTGAACGCGGAACAGGTGTACTATACCCAGGATCGCATGGTCAATGGCGAGGACTACAATCTGTTCCCATTGCAGAGCAGCCAAGCGCTGAAGGTCAAGGCCATCAATCGCACCTATAGTGGCCAGAGCCGTTATCTCGATATCAACGATCCCACTGGTGCATATCAGAATCTCAACGTGTTCGCCAACGATGGCATACTCTACGAGAGCTCACAGCTCAATGCACAGACCATAACCATCAACGTCGGGACTCCCAATCAGGTTTATGTTGTCGATAACATACAACCAATGACCGAAGGCGGTACCGGAACGTTTGATGCCATAGCGTTGGAACTGCAGAATTTCTATTACGCCAACTTCCCGCGTTTCACTCCGACGAACGGTTTCACTGCCAACGTGGCAACCACATCAACTGGCAGCAGCACTGTGTATTTCACTCAAGGCGGCACAGTGCAGCGCATTGGACCTACGGCCACAGCAGGTACTGGTCAGGTATACATGGCTGCAGGCAGCCTATTGAATGTCACAGACATCAACAGCAACAGCACATCGTGGACCAGCATAGTCAGCGTGGTGGGTGATGGCACCGGCGTCAATAATACCGGCGTGCTTGCCAGTGGGCTTGGGGCAACCACGATAGCGACTCCGTTCCTAGGCAATGCCACGGTGCAGAGCATCTGCGCTGCATTCAACACCACATTCACCACAGATGAGATCACGGCCATAACCAATGCCATGGATCAGAGTCAGACCTTTGGCATAGGATATGATCAGCTGAGCAGCAGTTGGTATGTGATCACCAACAGCAATCTCAGTCTCAGTCCAGTGTTTGATCTAACCCATGCACAGGACCAAACTGGCACCTATCAGGATGCCAGCTGGTTGATCAAGGTCATCTACAACATCAACACCTGGGTCGCCCAAGCACGCAGCCAGCGTTATACCTTTGAGAGCGTGCTGGAGACGCGATTCTATTGGAGCAACAGCAGCAAGGTCATAGATCAAGTCACTGGCAAACCCGTGAATGATTACGTCAGCGTGCTAGGAGTGAACAGCGCTCCATTGCCTCCTAGCCCAGCGGCTCCGCTGGGCCAAGATTACCTATGGCAGATATATGGACAGGAGATCGATCCAGACGGATATGCCAATCCAGCCAGCGTGTTGGTCACGTTCTGGAGCAGCCAGCAGGAAGGATTGCCAGACAATCCAGATGAATTCATCACCATAGTCAATCCAAATGTCACACCTCCGGTCAAGTATGTGTTCTGGGTGCGTGTGCTGGATTCAGAAGGCTATCAATATTGGCAGCCGGTGGCCATATCAGACTCGAGGATCTATGCCACGCGCAGCAGCGTGCCATCAGCCAGCACTGGCAATTGGGTGGAAGGCGAGCTTGCCTATGTGATCAACGGCAGCGTGTTCCTGCAGTACATCAAAGGAGCACTGATCGATGTCACACCTGAGTACAAGGTGGAGATAGGACGCAACGACATCAGCTATCTGTGGCGCCATTATGCCACCTATGAACAGCGCATCAATCCTGCGGTGCAGAACATCATAGACATGTATGTGTTGACCAGCACATACAATTCAGATCTGCGCAACTGGATCGCGACCCAAGGCAGTGCCAGCACCAAACCGCAACCACCAACCAGCGAGGAGTTGCTCAACATATTCGCCTATTTCGAACAGTATAAGATGATGACTGATCAGCTGATATGGCATCCAGTGACCTACAGACTGCTGTTTGGTTCACAGGCTGAGATCGAGTATCAGGTGGTGTTCAAGGTGGTGAAGGTTCCTGGCACACCCTACAGCGACAATGAAGTCAAGAGCTTGGTCAAAGCACAGATAGACAATTACTTTGCTTTGGGCAACTGGGACTTTGGCCAGAATTTCTTTTTCACAGAGCTGTCCACTTACATACAGATGAATCTCGCCACCATAGTGGCCAGCATAGTGATGGTACCAACCAATGGATCTGCTAAATTTGGCGATCTGTTTGAGATAGTGGCCCAGGCTGATGAGATATTCATAAGCTGCGCCACGGTCAACAACATCGTGATCATCAGCGGATTGACAGAATCACAACTGGGAATAACCAATGGTTGAACATCGTCGCCCCATCAAACTGTTACCCGGTGTCAATCAAACTGACACGCTGACCAAGTTCTTCGCTGCAACGGTTGATCACCTCTTCCAACCAGAGAGCGTGGAATTCATCAGCGCCTACATTGGCACCAAGCCTGCATACTATGATCCTCAGACTGATTTCTACGTGGGAGAACCAACCAAGAGCAGGCAGGATTATCAGCTGCCAGCCACGGCAGTGAGCACCAATCCCAACAGCGGCAAGATCACCAACATCATGTTCTATCATGATTTCGTGAATCTACTGCAGTTCCATGGCGCCAATGTGCAGAATGAGAGCAGGCTGTTCGAGCAAGAGTATTACTGCTGGACTCCGCCCATCGATCTGGACAAGATACTGAACTACACGCAATACTACTGGTTACCCAGCGGTCCAGCACCTATCTTGCTGCTGTCTCAGACTGATCTCAATCGCGATGCAGTGGGCCATCCCCAGTATACCTATCAAGGCGTGTGGCAGCTGACCAGCACCGGTGCCATACAACAGGGCGAATTGGCATTAAGCACAGGATTGGTCATCATACCAACGCAGGACGCGGATACAGCACTGAATGGCCTCAGTTGGATAGTCAACGACGTTGGTCGTGACATACAGCTGATATCGCTGCCAGTTTTCACGCAGCCCAGCTGGGATGAGCGTGGTTGGGATACCTATGCCTGGGATGGCGACAGCACTGTAGATATCAAAGACTACACCACTATCGCACGCGCTAAGACACCCACTAACCAGTGGAGCAGCAACAATCGTTGGTATCACGAGCAGATCCTATCTATCAGCGGCACGTCTGCGCTGGATCTATATCAGGCCCGCGCCGCTCGTCCGATAGTTGAATTCCAGAGTGACCTCAGGCTGTACAACGCAGGCTGGCGTGGTCGTCCGCCTGTGACATTGGTCAGCACCGATGATCCCTACTTCTTGCGCACNGTGGTGGGATCGACTCCCGGCTCTGCCAATGCGATAGTGGACGGATTCACGCTGAACGATGGGGACACAGTGCTGGTGACCGGTGACCTCGATCCGCTGGTCAACAATCAGGTGTACCTCGTGGGTGGTATCGCAGACTATGGCGTGATCACGCTGACAGAAGTTGGCGGCCCGCCAGTGCTAGGTGATACCCTGCAGAGCCTCTATGGACAGCAGTGGGAAGGCGTGCAATGGTGGTATAATGGTTCAGCCTGGGTGGTTGGTCAACAGCGCAAAGCCATATATGGATCAGAGCCGGTGGTCTATGATGCACCACTTTTCATGCTCTATGACTCGGATGGCAATGCTCTGAATGATCCCAGCATCTATCCAAGCAGCACGTTCGCGGGCAACAGGATATTTGGCTATCAGCGCGACAGCCTTGTGGAAACGGCTCTGGATGTGGGCTATGACACTGTGCTGGGATTTGGTCCAGTCACGGATCAGTTCGGCAGCTATGTGTTTAACAACTATCTGGTGACCGATAGCTATACCTATCTGTACAACACCACGGTGACCACCATACCTGGTTTCGCATTCTATCGCAACGACAGCGACCTTGGTAGCGAGTTCAATGACTCGTGGTACAAGAGTCCAGAACCCAGCAGGCAATACATCTACAACGATTTCACGGTCGCGGTCAGCACAGCGTCATTCACCATCGACCAACAACCTGATCCAAATCCGGGATTCCTGCCCAGCATCTATGTGACGCAGATACGAGATCAGCAAGCGACCCTGCTGACGCTGGGTGTGGATTACACGGTCAGCTTCAACGTCGTGACCTTGGTCACTGCGGCGCAAGTGGGCGACAGGATAGTCATACGCAGCTGGAGCCGCGGAGTTCCAGTGGCCAATCTGGGTTACTATGAACTGCCTCTGAACCTCACTGCCAATCCCAACAATGAGCAGGTCACTAGCATCAGCCAGAGCCAATATCTGCAGCAATTCGAAACCATAATAGGCAATCAGCCAGGGTTCCAAGGGCAGGTATTGGGCAGCAACAACTGGCGCGATACCGCGCAGATCAGAGGCCTAGGTTTCAGCATATTACAACACCGCGCACCCATGATCAAACCCATGATCCTCAGCAGCGGCAATGTCACCGTGGGCATCAATTCAGTGCAGAGCAACACTGATCCCATCACTGCCATCCAATTCGCCGGTCGTGAGTATGTGAGATTCTACAACAGGTTGCTGAATTCTCTGCAGACTCTGTGGCGCAATGGTTTCGGCGCCAACCAGAGTCCTCAGGATTGGCTCAACGTGGCCTATATGCAGATCAATCTGGGCAAGACTCTCAGCAGCCCATTCGCCAACAGCGGTCCAGATGGTGCTCAGGGACGATACACCTATGCGCAGAGCACAGCACCAACATATGTGCCTCCCACTGCCACCAGGCTGGGCATGGCACCTGCCTACCAACCAATGGCCTACATATTGGATGCCAGGCTATGGATACAGGCACATGATGGTGCACAGATGATAATGGCTGGCACCGATGACGTGGATCTGGGTACCATCGCTGACGGCCTCACCGAGACCACCAGCCCACTGCTGCTCACCAATCCTGTGGCAGCTGCATGGCTGCAGTTCGAGCTGGACATGTTCACCAACATGCCCACGCAGTACCAGGATGCACAGGCCACGCTGGCATTGGATATACGCAAGTATGAACCAGGCAAATGGCGCCAAGGCAGCTACACAGCAGATGAATTCCTTGGCATACAATATCCCATGTTCAATCGTTGGGCCATCAGCGCTCAGGTGGATTGGCGCGCCAACACCACCTATGATCCCAATGATCCGTTCACTTGGAACTATCACAATCAGACCGACCAACAGGGACAGCCAGTGCCTGGCTACTATAAGGGCATCTATCGTTGGTTCTACGACACGGATAGACCGCACACGCATCCCTGGGAGATGCTGGGATTCGGCCAGCAACCGCCATGGTGGACCAGTGAATATGGTCCTGCACCCTATACCAACGGTAACACCTTCATGTGGGAGGACCTATCACTGGGTCTCATACGTCAGGGGCCACGAGCAGGCATAGATCCAACGTGGGCTCGTCCAGGACTGCTCAGCAGTATACCAGTGGATGCCCAGGGCAATCTCCTACCGCCGCTGTTGGCGGGCACAGTCACCAGCTTGCCAGATGCTACCAACGCAGCAGCAGCATGGCAGTTTGGCGACGGAGCACCAGTCGAGTCCGTTTGGATCTACAGCAACGATTACAACTTCGATATCGCTGCATATAGCTATCTGATGAAACCCGCGCAGTTNGTGGAGTACAACTGGGACACTCTGCGGCAGATCGATGCCTTCCCCGATCAGGTCAATGATCAATGGATCTATACCGATACCTATGATCGTCGGCCCAATAAGGAGCTGTATGTGCATCGCGAGAATCCCAGCAGCATCGTCAGCAATGTGGTAGTGCCCAACGAGACCACGCTGACATACTATGGCAGTGGTGGCTTGCAGCATTGGATCAGCGAATATCTGATCGGGCAGAATCTCAATGTCACGCAGTATCTAGGCAACATCGTGCGCGGCACCAATGTGCAATTGGCGCACCAGTGCGGTGGATTCGTGGCCAGCAATCTATACCTCACTGCAGACAGTTTTGGTCAGATAGGCTATACCAGTCAGATCATACCAAGCGAGAATGTCAGCGTGTATCTCTACCGCAGTGCCAGCATCAAGACCAGCTTCTACACTGGTGTGGTGGTCACGCAGCTGCGCACGGGTTATCAGGTCATAGGTTATGATGGTGTCAATCAGTATTTCAACACCATCCCCAGCAATATCTATGGTGCCAAGACCACGGTAATCATAGGCAACGAGCGAGTGGTCTGGTACAAGCAGGGCATAGATTGGGCCCAGCAGGTACCCTATGGCACCGTGTTCGCCACCAAGCAGGAGGTGTTTGATTTCCTAGTTGGCTTGCAGCGTTATCAGGAGCTGCAAGGCTGGGTGTTTGACACCTTCAATCCAGATGGCAACTACACCTATGACTGGATACAGAGCGGCAAGGAATTCCTGTTCTGGAGCCAAGGCAACTGGGCCAACGGTAATTTCATCGCACTGAGCCCGTTGGCAAACTCCGCGAAGTTCGTGCAGCAGTTTGGCATGGTGCAATTCGTCAGCGGTTTGGTCAGCGGCACCTATCCTGTGCTGGACAAGACAGGCAACGTGATCGATGGACAGAATCTCGAGGTGCTGAGATTCGATGATACCATTAACATCAATCCGCTGAACACTCAATCTCTCTATGGCCTGAGGCTGTTCGCGACCACGCTGGAAAGCGTCATCCTCATAGACAACATCACCAGCTTCAATGATGTGGTATATGATCCACTGTATAATCTGCAACAGCCGCGTCTAAAGCTATATGCATACAGAACCAATGACTGGGACGGTCGCGTGGATGCTCCTGGCTATTTCCTCTACCAGGATGGTACCAACAATCAATGGGATCTGGTGCCTAATTTCGAGAAGACAGCCAACGATTTTAGGAAATACTACAACATAGATCAACCCAAGAACTTCACCACCGTGGATCCAGTGACAGGCAATCTCATGCTCAGTGGCACCACGCTGGCCACCACTGACGTCGCTGACATCAGCAAGCTCGCCAAGCATCAGATAGGCTATCAGAATCGACCCTATCTCAGCAATCTCCTCTTGGAGGAAAGCACCGAATTCCAGTTCTATCAGGGATTCATAAGGCAGAAGGGCACTAAATCTGCCATCGACAAGCTGCTGCGCAACAATGCCATCGTGCCAGTGGACAGCACCTTTGAATACTTCGAGGAATTCGCGTTCAGGGACAGCCGCTATGGAGCCAGCAGTCTAAACACTGGATTGGATTTCATCGTACCTCAGAACCAATACATCAACAATCCTCAGCAGATCACCGTGTTCGGCACCCAGAGCAGCGACAGGGAACTGGACGGCGTGATCACGCTAATACCGCACGATCCCCTGATAGTGGTACCGCCTCCCAGCTATGACAATCGCACCAATGCGCTGTTCCCACTGCGTGATACCGCACTGCCAGATTTCAACACTGATCTGCCAAACGCAGGCTATGTGTTAGTTGGAGAGACCACATACACAGTGACCAACAGTGCGGTGCTCAGCACGCTCTGGGAATCACAGCAGTCAGCGAATGTCAGTTTGCAGGATGGCGACACCATCTGGGAATTGATCAGCGACAACAACAGCTGGATGGTCTATCAGTTCAGCCAGGCAAATGTGAACATAGCGAATACGTCTCCCAGCATAGCCACTGGCTTGCCCACCACCATCAACACCACGGGCAACGTTGGAGTGCAGCCCGGAGATCTGGTGGTGTTGTCTGGCATCAGCAACATCACTATCAATGGTACCTGGACAGTGAGTGCCATCGCAGGCGACGGCAACAGCTTCACCATCAGCACTTCGACCTTCGACATTGGTACCGGTGGCACCTATTATGTTTACAAACCAATACGTTTCGCCAACGTGGCAGGCCGCGATGCCAATCCGCCGTTTAATGGCTGGGCAGACGGTGACCGAGCCTATGTGGATCAGAGCGCAGCTGAT